CAGTGGCTTCAGCGGTCATGCCTTTCTCCTTTCTACCTGATCCAGAAGCTTCTTGAGGCCGGGCGGCAGGTTCGGCGCGATGCCGTCCCCGCCTGGACCGTCCCCACGTTCCTCATCGCCTTGCGTTGACGATATATCGTTAGTTAGACGCGCAACATTCAAGGTCGCCTCGTCAACCGGAGGCAGGCCCATCTTGTCGCGCACGAGATTCTCGACGCTGACATCGCCAGCCAGGGCAAACCCGGCACCGGCCAAACGCCATAGTGCGTCGGCAAACTGGTGCATGTCGTCCTTGGTGACGGACGCCGGCTTCAACTGCGGCAAAACCTCAAGATTGTAGCCGTTGAATCCCATGAGGCGCGGGACCGCATGGCGATTCAGAACCGATGCAATGCTCGTGTTCCAACCGTCGATAGCTTGCTGGAAGATCGCCGTCTTGTCCGACGAAAGCGCAAACGAACCGGCCTTGTCCTGGCCCAACATGATGAAGTCCGCAAGCACGCTGGCCGCAATGCGACGATCCCAGCGATCAATGATTTTCGTGGTGTCGAACTGCCTGCGCCCGCCGGTGCTCAGCAGTTTCATCTCGTACATGCGATTGCCGCGCTCGTCCGTATCGGAAGGCAGGATCATGCCCTCCTGTTCGTCGCGGCGGACGTTGCGGACGATGTTCTTGAGTTCGGTGTATTGCGCCTGCTCGGCCGCATTTGTCGATGACATCAGCACCGACGGCGCGTACAGGATTGGGAAGCCAGCAAGGTCGCGTTCGATGCCAACGCCTTCGATTTCCTCGATGCGCTTCTTCATGTACCAGGCGCGATAAGCGCCACGGATGGCCGACTTGCCTTCCGGCGAGTTCTTGCGGCTCGTGGTGCGAAACAGCAGCCCCTTATCGATCGGGATCACGGCTTCGTAGGCATATGGCAGCATTTGCACGAAGGCTTGCACGCCGCCGGTCTGGTCGAACAGCCACCGCTTGCGGGTTTCCTGCGCGCGCGGCGCGAACTTGCGCCAGCCGATCTTGCCGTCGTTGTAACGGGAGCGATGCTCTGACGAAAGACTGTCCCCGTCGCGTACCTTGTAAACAATTTCGAAGAACGACCAGCCCCATTGGAGCATGGTCAGCACTTCGGAAATGAAGTCGGCCCAGGTATGGCTCATGTCCTCCATGCAGCCCTGTAGGAACTCGGCCGCATCGCGGTCTTCCTGGCTCGTGCTCGCAGCATCGACTCGCCACGGAATGTTCCGCAACAGCATTTCGATGGCGAACAGGATCGCGGAAACGGTGGAGTCATTCTCCGCCATTTCCTTGAGCGTGCGTTCGCCACGCAGCCCACGGAGTTCGGTCAGGAACTCTTCGTTGATGCGACCGGAGAATTGCTTGAGGCCGGTCGTCCCGAGTTCGAAGAGCGCCGGCTTCGGCGTCGCCTTGTCTATGGGAACCACGTCGCCGGCCATTATGTCATCTGCCTCCGCCAGTAGCTAGGCTCGGTGTGGCTGAAAATCTGAATCTTGCTCAAGTCCGGCATGTTGGTGAGCATCAGTTCGGTGAACGCCCACACAAGCGCGTCCAGGCGGTCGGGCGACTTGAACTTACGGTTGCTCGACTTTTCGCCAGACCCGAGGTCGCCGTAAGGTTCCCAGGTCGCAAGCTGGTCTTCCAACTCGACGAACAGGCCGACGTGCTTGATGCGCTTCTGTTCGTAGAGCGCGGCGATCGGCTCTGCGCGCGCCGCCTTGCTGTCGCGCGTGGCATGAATCTTGCGGTACGGAACCGTCTGCCCGCCCGGCATCATGCGAATGATCTGTTCGATCATGTCGCCACCGTTGTTCGTCTCGCCGACGATGCGGTGCGCCTTCCAGCTATGGTAGGCACCAAGCGCAGCCTTGGCCCAGCCTTCAGGACTGAATCGGCCTGACAAGTCCGCCAACAGGTAGCCGTTGTTGTCGTTGCCGAGGCCGGCGATCACAATGCCGGTCTCGTCTGACTGCTCCGACGACGTGACGGCCGGGTCGATCGCGACCACGATCCGCTTCATCGGAACCGACGTAACGGCGATCCGGCATTCTTCAAGCATCTCACGCGTCCAAAGCGCGCCTTCTGCCTGATCCAGCATCTCGGCATAAAGCTCTTGCCGGCCAAGGCGGGTGCCGTCGTAACGCTTGACGATTTCCTCGAAGAACTGCGGCGCCAGATTGGAGCGGTTATCGAAGGTCGAGCCGGTGATGACCTTCGTCGATCCCTCTGTCATCAACCGCCTGATCCAGGGACGCGGCCGTGGCGTTGTGGTTACAACGACTTGCGGACGACCGATGCGCAGGCCGAAGCGCAAATTGCTGAAAGCGGCCTCGTATTCCCAGGCCGCAAGCTCATCGACCCATCCCTTATCGTGCTGCGGGCCGCGAAGAACGTCAGGCTCGCTGGCGGAATACGTCGTCGCTATCGCTCCATTCGGCCAGACAAGGCGTCTTTTGGTGGGGTGATAGACCGGCCGCTCATTCAAAGGATGAACCGCAAGTATCCCCGACGCCCCTTCTACCATAACGTCACGCACGTCGGCGGCAGTACGTCCGACGATGGCCATGCGCCGGCCCTGTCCGGTAATTGCCCATTTGCGGATAGCCTCCGCCCCAACGCGCGTCTTACCCCCACCCCCTTCCCGCGAGATACATTACGACCGACCATTCGCCGTCCGGCAGTTGCTGGTTCGGACGGCCTTGTTTGGACCAGTCGTAGCGCAGTCTCTCGCGGGCGAAGTAGGCGGCGCGTTCCTCTAATTTCGCGCGCAGTTCCGCCTGAGCGGCCTTGAGCTGCTCGGGTGTTAACGCCATGATTTTGGCTTGATTCCCCCGGACGCAAAAAGCCGAGGCTATAGGATGGACACGTCCCTATTGAAATCGTTAGGTTTTGTCAAGCGGGTTTTTCAGACCCCGACAAGATCGACGGTTCGCGGTATCGCGTCGGTGATTTTTCGTATGCCGCTCAGGAAGGCAGAGCGGACGCGGCGATCTGACGGACGCTCACGGACCTTAGCCAGGATGATCGAATACACCCAGCGCGGGGTGCGGTTGTAAACGATGACGTTCTCGACGGCGCGGGTCTCGGTGTCGTCCAGTTCGGCCGATAACTGCCGCCTAAGCCGTTCATGGAACACGTCGGACGGTCGCTCGTCGGCGGTTCTGCCCTTGCCGTCGGCGCGTTCAACGACGTGAACCTTGGGGTGGATGCGACCGAACACGCTTTTGTGCGCTTGGGCGTACTTCCAACCGGCTTGGTGTTGATCGTCGTCGATAGCTTTGTGATGCAGTAGAAGATCGAGTGCCGATGAGGCGCGCGCGAGGTTGTTGACCAACGATCGCGTGATTTTTCCAGTCATTTCAATGCCTAGCATTGCTGCTTTCATCCTCAAGAGTTTTTCTGAGCCGTAATCTGGTGGATTGCGGAGATAGCGGGTGCGGGCGCGCCGCCGACGTTGCTTAGGCATTGAGGCCCATGTGCTATCTCCTTGATCCTTCGCAGGTATCACACGCATAGCCGCCATGCAATAAACGCATGTGACTTTGAGCGTCGCCCGACGTAGGCTAAACCATAGCTAAACAACAGGTGCGCCATGAAGTCGGCAGTCTCCTACCTTCGGGTTTCGACGCAGCAGCAGGGCAAATCCGGCCTCGGGCTTGAGGCCCAGCGCGCGGCGGTCGAACAGTTCGCGTCCGCCAACGGCTTCAAGATCGAAGCTGAGTTCGCGGAGATTGAGACCGGCAAGGGGAGTGATGCCTTAGAGCGACGGCCGCAGCTTGCGGCGGCTCTTGCGGACGCCAAGCGGCGCGGTGCGCACATCCTGGTGGCCAAGCTCGATCGCCTCTCGCGCGATGTGCATTTCATCAGCGGGCTGATGGCAAAGCGGGTGCCGTTCATCGTTTGCGCGCTTGGCCCGAGCGTCGATCCGTTCATGCTACATATATACGCCGCGCTGGCCGAGCAAGAGCGTTCGATGATTTCGCAGCGCACGCGGGCGGCTCTGGCCGCAGCCAAGGCGCGCGGGGTCCGGCTCGGCAATCCGGTGAACCTGCCGGAGGCCAGCAAGCGCGGCGGCGAAACGACTGAGCGTGCGGCGATTGCGTTTGCCAAGAACGTCCTGCCGATCATTCAGTCGATCCGCGCCGCCGGAGTAGAAAGCTGGTCCGGCATCGCCGGCGCCTTGAACAATCGCGGCGTCAAGAGCGCGCGCGGGTGCGCGTGGAACCCGACGATGGTCCAGCGTGTTTGCCGACGCATCCGGCGCACTACTGCAACATCTGGTGGAACATCCATGCTGTAAGCCCGAACACGGCGGCAACGATGATCGCCTGGATCGCGATGATGGCGCGGCGCTTGATAAAGTCTGGCATCAGGCGGTTGGGCGATCTTCCGTAGCTACCGCCTTGGCCGGCGTAATCAAGTCGGCCTGATCGAACAGCCCGAGTGCGTGCGCGTAGCCTTCGATGGCGCGCCAGAGGTCTTGCGCCTTGGCTGATTCCATCTTCTTGAGCCGCAGGACGAAGCGCAGGGCCTTGGTGTCATAGCCTTCGGCCTTGAGCGACTTGTAGTATTCTGTCGCTTCCGCGCCTTCCTCGGCCTTGCGATCTTCGGCGGCGATGATCTGTTCGGCGTAGGTTCTGAGTTTGTCGGCGTCGATACCGCCGGAGCTTGCTTTCTTCATCTCGCGTCCTTTCTAAAGTTGGCGGGCGGTCGCATATTAGCTGGTTTTCAGCCTCTTAGTGGACCGCCCGCCGGCAGCGAAGTCATGGCTGTTGTTCATAGGAGCTCGCAGGCGAGCTGGCCACTATTCCGCTGCTTCCGCAAAGACAGGATTGGGGCGTGGCGAGGATGGCAGGGTTGGTTCGGTGATAGCGCCATGAATGGCCATCCTCGACCACGCTTTCCATAGGTCTTCGAGCAAGGCTTTCTCCATGAAACGCTTTGCGCGGTTATGGATATGCCCGACCGTGCGGACCTTATCTGGGTTCTTGCGCGCGAAGGCGTCTCCGGCCGGGAGCACCTTAAGTCCGGCGGCCTCAGCTTTGGCGCGCTCGTATTCCTTGCGCTTGTCGTAGATGTCCTTATAGCGCGGGCTGGCGGCCTTGATGAGAATGTCGCCGATGACCCACATCAGCGAGCGACGTTGCGGCGCGTAGCCGTGTTCGAGCGCAGCCAATCCGGCTTTCTTCTGTTGGCGCTCGCCGCCGATGACGGCCATGCCCATGCGTTTCCACAGGCGTTCCTTGGTCGCGTAGGTGCCGATGTCGCCGGCCTCGCCGATGATTTGCGCGAGGCTGAGGATGCCGAAGCCGCGCGCGGTCGCGCAAAATTTGGCAATCGGCAGGCGCGCTGCGAGTTCCTCTATCTTGTGTTCGTACTCCATGCGCGTTTCTTCGATCATGCTGCGGGCGGCCAAAAGCTTGTGCGCGCCGCCGAACACGATATGCGCGAGCGGGTGCTGCTTCAAGGCGCGCCGCTTCGGTGGCGCGTAGATGTCCATGAGCGCGTCATAGACCTTGCTGGCTTCCTCCTTGTCACCGCCGCAGGCACGCCGGCACTGCGCCTTGATGCGCAGCGTCAAGGCTTTCTCTGTGCGGTGGTAGTCCACGCGCAGCTTGTAGTTCTCGCGAATGGAGGCGATCAGGTCGGCAGACTGGACTCGATTTTCGCATTTATCTTGGCCGACCTGATCGCTTGCTGCGCCGGCAATGCCGGCTTCGATGGCATATTGCGGATGGCGCTCATCGGCGTGATGGCCATCGAAAGTTTCGGCGGCGGCATCGTGCGAGTGGTAGCCGTTTCGCTCGTGGCCGCCGCCGCTGCTGGCGGCAAACGCATGGTTTGCGCTACCTAATTGGCCAGCAGTCTTTTTGCGCTTTCGCGCGGAAGGTGCCGCAGGCGTCGCTACGCTGGTGGTCGCACCATCCGCGGCCTGCGGCTCGACGGCACATGCCCTTTGGCTTTCGCTGGATGGGTGGCCGTCGAATGGAGTAGCGGCGGGGGCGCCGCTGCGTTGGTCGGCGTCTTTAAAATGGCCCCCGCCAGCGGTCGCGCATCCCACTTGGCTTGCGGGCGACAGTTGGCGACCGCTTTTCTTTGAAACTTTGCGGGCGGCACTTGATGATTGGCGTTTAGCGGCACGCTGGCCGCCCGCATTGGCGGCAGCCGATCGATGGCTTGCATTGGAAAATTGGCCGCCAATAGATTCGAGCCGGTCGATACGCGCATGGTGATCGTCGCGCCGTTGGACCGGCTCGCCAGCGGCATCGCTCGGGCGGTTCGCACGGGACAAATGGCCGCTGGAATGGAGTGGGGCTGGCAGCGCCTGAACGGTTTTCGCTCTAACTTTGGCCAGCCCAGCAGACGGAGTTACGGCACCGGGTCCTTGATCTCCAAACGACGACTGGCCGTTACTCCGCTGCATTTGCAATCTCCTTGAAAGAGCGTTCGGCGGCTACCTGCATCGCCAGAAGCTGTTTCTCGGTGAGAACGTCGCCGACCTTCTTGTGCGGCGGGAGTTTGACGAGGATCAGTCGCAGCCATGCGGCGCGGACGCCCATCGAGCGCGACTGTGCCTCGTAGAATTTCTGTGTGCCGCTCACTTCTTCGCGTTCGGCGTCACCGAGGCGCTTGCCGTTCAAGAGCGGGAAGTCCATCAGGGATGCGGTTGCGAATTTGCGGAACCGTTCGCCGGGGTCTTCGCCGCTTTTGTTAGTGGTGTTCCAGATGACGCGGCGGTTGGCGTGCTGTTCCGAGCGGATGGCGTCGTAGCAGGCGCCGTCGATCAGGGGTGCTGTGAGCGCGTCGCGGAGGCCGCGCGAGCGATGCACGCGGCCGATCATTTCCTTGGTGGCGTCGGCCACGTCGCCGTTACAGATTTCGAGGCACTCGCGCGCCACGTCCCTTATGTTCGGTTCATCGTCCAAGCGACCCTCCCAAGTCACATGCGAAAGCGCATGATCGCTGTTAGCATGAGCGTTTTCTGCTTGTCAACTCTTTTTTCCGGCGCTAGCTTGCGGCCCTTGGATGCCTTCGGATTGGAGCGCGGATGACGCAGTGTCCGAGTTGCGGCTGGGAGTGGAACGCGGTGCGGCCGGCGTTGAGCGCGAGCGAAGCGACCGTGCTCGGCGCGCTGCATGAGTGGGAGATGTCCGGGCACAAGACCGGGCCGACGTTCCGCGAGCTGGCTCTAGCGACGAAGACCAGCACGACGCGCGTTCATGCTGTCGTGCAAGGGCTTTTGAACAAGGGATATGTCGTTTTCGTTCCGAATCGCGGGCGTTCGCTCAAGAGCGTTGGGGAGGAGCATCGTGATTAAGGCGGGCAAGCACTACAAGATCGAGCCAGTCGAAAGCATGACGCTGGCTGGGGCGACGGCGATTGCCGATCGCCTGCGCGAATATTGGCGAACGGTTGGCGAGCCGACGGTTGCGGTGTGGACGGAGGCGATGGCGGCCGATCCGCGTGGCGGGGAAAACGGTGGTGGCGCTGCTGGCCGGCTCTATGTCGT